GGAGGGGAATTCCCCTCCCATCATAAACATCTTTTTTATTCGATGAAACCATCCTTCGACGGTTCTGCGAGACGACCGGACTGACCAGCCAGTTTTCCATCGCGGATGTCCTTGTTGTTGACAATGAGTGTCTTTGGAGCATTCGTAACCTGGAATACTGGGAGGTTGCCGACGTTTGTACCTGTTGCAGAGTCGACTGGAACAGGTCCAAGAGAACGCTGGAACAGATCGGAATTGCCAGGTGCGTAGACGGCATCGCCAAGCTCTGGGTTGAAGTTGAGTGAATTTGAAACGATACGATACTGCTTGAGTAGATCGTTTGCAATTGCATTGATGATTGGTGAACGGTAGACAACACAGTTGAATGTTACGTCATAGGTAACGTTATCGTGTGCACCACCCTGCTGCATATCAAGGATAGCTCCCTGATTGATACCTTCAGGATAGCAGTCTGCAAGCATGACAGCACGCTCTACCTGTGCACCGGAGCGATCATGCATAACATAGATGAACTCAGCGGTATGGTTTGCTTCATTGAATGGAATACCTTCTTCCGATTCATTGGCGCGACGATAGAGCCGCTTTTCAAGTCCATTGAAGTCTTTACCGCCAGAGATCCAACCACCATATGTTGCTAGACCAGAGTTCTCATCACCAATGGCATTCATCCAACCATCGATAACCGTAAACACGGGTGCACCAACAAGCTCGTATAGACTAATGGTAACGGTCTGTGTTGTTTCCTTTGTTACGGTTGGTGTATTGAACATACGTCCAGCAAAACCACCCTGAATTGAGGTTGATGCATTCTCGATCTTCTTCTCCTGGAAACCAGTGACGGAACGATTCATATACTCAAGCATATGCTTAAACTGAATGAATTGGTTATCCGAAGAATAGAGATTTGCATCGGATCCGGCAAACATCTTTAGGATCGCGCGCGGAGGACGAACCATAAAAAGACGACCGAATCCGTTAACCATAGGCGAGTAGTTACGCAATGCATGATGCGTTGCATTAACGCCGCCAACGAACATACTATATTTCGTCATGTCCGGTGCGTCATATTGACGTCCACCGGTCTGCGCAGTAATTACGCCTGGGATCGCCATTACACTTCACCTCCTGCTGTACTATAATCCGGTCGATTGATATTGACCTCAAAGATGATTCTCTTGGCAATATCCCGGAATGCTACTTCGCAATAGCAGTGCATAATCATATGCTGCTGTTCCCATTCATTTGCTTCGAATCGAATTTCGATGTCTTCAACCATGGTACCGATCCATGGACGGAACACATCCATCTGAGAATCTGTATAACCCTTACGGACATTCGGGTCATTCCATTCATACGTATAGTTCTGAATATTCTTTTCGAGCGTCTTCTTAAGAACATTGAGAATACGAATATTATTCTCTTCAAGAAGCACGGAAGTGGTTCCCTTACGTGTATTCTGAACAGAGCGCTGAATGACACGGCCTTCATCCGTTGTAATATAATAGTTGATACGTGAATTGTAAAGAAGTTCCTTTACATCCCAGTCGATAAGATCGAGATCCGGATGGAATGAATCACGAATGATATTTCCTGTTACGGATGAATTGGATCCATTGGTCCGAACGATCGGACGAAGCTGTGCGTAGTTATTAACGAAAGGCTTATTAATTCCATGACGAATAATATGTGGAATCAATTCCTTTGCGAGGAAATATGCAACAGTAACCGGAATCCTCTTCTTTGAGGTCTTATCATAGATCTCATAATAGCCAAGATCGATCGATGTTCCACGTCCCGTAAAGTCACTCATCATATTGATGATCTGTCGGAGTTCTGTATTTACACCGATTGACTTTAGACCGGTTAGGTTGCAATCGAGGTGGAGGTGACACCCAGCACCGAGTTCAGAACTGATCGTCATACCATTGCGGTTCCGGAACATATTAAGATCGTACATTGCTTTCTTAACATTGATATCCGTGAAATCGATCGCCATTGTTGATGCACCAAGCGTCGTTAGCTGTTGAGCATCTTTATCCGTTAGAATGGTTGATCCATTAAAGAGTGGCTGTAGGCCACCGGATGCATCCATCTTCACGTCGGACGTCATATTATAGTTCGCATCGAACATATAGTCGACATTAATACGAGCCGGTGAAAGAATACGACGGTCCTTCTCTCCACGGAATGCTTTGACGTATTCTCGAGAAAGAAGAATCTTCATCTCTGCATCTGTAGGTGCGCGATGCTTTCCGTTAACAATAACTTCCTGGAAGTCACCATCGTGCCCACCATCGAACATCTGACCAATTCCATTGGAGATATTTACACCAGTATACTGGTCCGCATCGATCGCTGATTCTTCCCCTTCATCATAAATGATGTTTCCGTTATCTGCATCAATGGAAAGGACGGTATACATCCAACGGTGTCCGGAATTTACGGGATCAGCAATAACGAGAACGCGAGCACCAACATAAGCCGTATTCCAGTCGGATACATTTAGTGGCTTCGTTGCTCCACCCGTATTTGGGATTGTTAGTGCAGGAGCTTCCCAAGCCTTCTCCTGCTCTGTATAATTCTGATAATAAGGAATATCTTCACCGATACGCGTATTGAGACGCTTACCAAAGATCGGATCAAACGTATCGATGGTAATTTCCTGTGCGAACTTTAGTTCATTGCGTTCGCTCTGTGTACCAGCACTTGCGATGTACATAGCATTCTGCTTAACAATCTTCTGATACTCTGCAAAGAGTGTTTCATAACTATCTTCAAAGGACTCAATGCGTACAGGAACACTACCAGTCTCATACTGATCAATGACATCAGAAATGAGGGTACTCATATCATACTTGATATTCTGCACGAGTGTACCAGCGAAGATGTTTGTGATCTTAGAGGCTTCCGCGTTTGAGATCAGATTAAAATTGTACATCTTAATGTTGTACTCTTTTTCTGAATCCGTATCGCGTGTAACCGTCATTGAGAACGGATTACCGTACTGACCGCGTCCAATGGCACGAGCATAGAAAAGAGGTACAGTCATATAGCCAGTGATTGGATCTGCGGTTTCTGATGTAAGACTGCGAGCAAACTCTTCAATGTCTGCATCAGAACGAGCTCCCTCGGTCAGCTTTGGCTTGGAAGCATATGCTGTGGAGAATTTAATTTCGAGACGATACTTACCCGTTTCTTGATTTAGATCATCGAGGATCTTTCCCTTACGATAATGCGCAAGTACAATCATATTTGCATACGTTGCATTATCTGGAAGAACACGCATAAACCAAACATTGGTTGATCCATTGAAATAGTTGTCTGCCTGAATAGACGCCTGTCCATACTTCTGATAGTTACTCTTCCCGAACTGTAGAATCTTTTGATTTAGACTCGACAATCGGACAAACTTATTGTCGATTCCCTGATCTGCGCCAGTAACCGCAAGGGTACTGAACGGCAGATCATTTACGTTTCCAGTCTTTGCAACGGTGTCCTCATATTCGGTATGATCATTGATGACCGTGTGAACATGTGGGTGTGCATAGAATGGAATGATTTGAGCCGTATCAATCGCCATAACAATCATTCACTCCTTCACAAAATTGAATAAGATTTCAAGTCTTATTCTGTTGTTACCACGAATGAGTGGCTCTTGCTTAATAATGAATGATTTTCTCCAGAGGAGATACCTGCTCATCTACCCCATCAAGGGTATTCGTCAATCCTGATGTAATCATGCGATTGATATCTTCATACACGATTCCGGAGAAGGTAGAAAGTCCCTCAACAATATCACGAACATTTCCGGTATCATAATCGAATCCTGTTGGGTTGGTTTGCTTTCCATAATATTGACCATAACGTTGTTTGAAGTTCTTTGGATTTCGATACATGTTCGCTAAGATCATTTCTAGAATTTTTGAAGGAACACGGTAATCAAATCCAGCAACTTCCAAATTCTTCCACCAAATATCGATCAGTTTATTATAATTAATCGATTTCGGCAGTTTGCCGGATAGCACATAATTTAGAAATGCCCCAGCAGTAGTTCCTTCTTTTGGAATACTTTGATGGAAGATATAGGAGTCTTTCATATATTTCATCACGAAACAATCCATTTTATTTCCATGGACGGTAACATGATCGGTTTCATAATCATATAATTGGAATTCTAAAATAGTTGGTGCATTCATAAGTTTTACATCACTATCTTTATTGGAACGAATGAATGCAATCCCGAATGCCTCCACCATGTTTCCTTTATTCAACGCAAATCCATCTTCAAAGTATGAATTTGGTATTAATATCTCTACATATTCCTTCGCTAAGATCTTTCCCTCTTTTGCATACAATAAACTACTCATATACTCACCTCAATTATTTATCATATCAAAAAAATATGGTTCAATACTAACATCATCATTCAGGTCACGATTCCGATTCTTTTGGTTAGAATAAACATCATCTTCAACGAAAGATAATGTGTCTACGATATACTTTGTTTCCTGTTCTGCTCGAATGGTATCTTGTAATAGGATATCCTCATAGGTTGCGTTTTTAATAGAGAAGAACCCAGCCATTGGATCTTGTTCCTCTATGGGTTGTTCTTCAATAGAACCGAGAATCGGATGTACTTTGTTATTGATGCCAAAAAGTTCTAGATTATCACCGGTATAGAAAAGATACATGGCGATATTATATGACATAACTGAATCGTCATGCTCGCCTTTTCCTGCCTCAATCTTACCGGTTGACGTACGAACCAATTTACACATATCTTCGACGAGATATTCAGTATTCAACACATCAATGCATTCGTTTACGTGTCGGAAGAGGATCTGGAACATCATATCACGAACTTTCTTCGTGGTATATACGCCATACTTCTTCCATTCATCTGCCGCTACACGCATTTGATATTCTTCTGGCGATTCTTCTGCCATCGCATCAACCTGTTTATCATTATCCGACCAATATAAGTTTTCACGGATCGATGATTCTGCTAGCATCTGAATGATGGCAATACCCATAGAGTTTCGTTCTGGATATATCACCGCTTTCGGAATGTGTTGATTAATTAATTCAATCAACATGCGAATGGAATCCGTTGTTGAAATATAAGGAGATTTAAATTCGGCAGCGATTTTAAGATTGTATGGATTAACAATGGTAATTGATGTATTATCTGCACCAGCGCCTGCTGGGTCCATACCAATGATATATGGGATACGTGGATCAAAGTTAGTAACTTCTCCACCGATGGTTGATTTCTGCCCATGCTCATATAGACGGAAACGCCATTTGTTACAGAGCAATAGATCGTTCGTTGATTTCACCATATTTGAGATAAGATACTCAATATCTTCTGGCGCCAATGGTGAGTCTGTTGAACCACGGAGACGTTGTAATAGAATCTCACGTCGAATTGCTGTACGATCACCACTCAGTTTAAACTGCTCCAATACCCAGTCATAGGATTTCCGTAATTGCCAATATTGATATTCAATATAAATGATATCAACAACTTCACGGCTGAGATTATTTTCAGCATTGTTATTATATTCATCGCGAAACGCATTCTTATATTCTTCAATCTGTTCCGGGGTCATGTCATATAATTTCTCGGACCACGGAATCATTGATTTGATAATCGGGTATGATGTTCTACCTTCTCTGGTATCAAGATTGCCCGGCGTGCTTGACATGATACGACACGATGGGAGGCCAGCAGAAACAGCGTTATCGTGTGCTGTTTTAAATGCAGGAGCAGAGTTTGAGAGAATTTCATCAAAAAATGGAGTATGTTCAATTTCGTCAAAATAAATGATTGCTGCCGTAGCACCACGGCCCATACCCTGTGCACGAGCTAAGCTTCGTGCTTCAGCATGAATAACTACTTCGTTATTCAATTGCTTATTCTTCAGAATTTCCGTGGAACGCTGTGTCTTTTTTACCTTACCATCCGTATCAATATAACGAGTAAATTGTAACCACTCTGGTAGAAGTTCAACATCATCACGTAACGTTCCTAGGTTTCGTTTGGTGTTTTCTGACTCTTTTCCGAAGAAATGCATTTTTAAGTTCTTTGATAATTGAAATGCCCATGCTAATGGTCCAGCAATTGTGCCTGATGTCTTCCACGTCTGACGAGGTTCGGTCAAACAATTATCATATCCATGCTCGAAGCACCAGGCCATTGCTGCCAATCCACGATGTAAACCATAACGAACGATACCAGCATCGGAACGAATTCGAGCAACCACGCGCATATAGAACCATACATTGTATTTCATTTCTTGCATCAATGCTAATGCTTCTTGTTCTGTTATGTTTCGTTTATATGGATCAATATCTGCAATTCGTGGATTGTTAATACGTAACATAAAGTAATAATTCTTTATCCCTAGGGCTTTTAATTCCATCGCTGTCTGCATAAACGACGGATTGAAATTTACACCAGAGACAGAGAAATCAAAATATTTCCCATTAATCTCTTTTATATCTGCCAATATATGTGCACCTCCTTATATGAAGGAATCTTGATTATAGGTAAAGTCAAGTATTTATATATTCTAAATGAGCAGACCCATAGTTAATTTATTCCTAGGAAGGAGGAACGTTATATGCATGCAGCAATCGAATGTGCT